TTATTAGAGTCAACCAATGATGGTTTCGGATTCAGGTTTCCGTTATAATCAAAACCGTACTTTTTAAGAGTAACAAACTTATCCTTTATTCCAGCGTTAGCTTTACCGGAATTAGGATCGTCGGTTTTGATATTCATTCCCAGATCTTTAGCAAGCTTGACATTATCTTTATCAAGATTACCTACATCCAGAGAATACCGTTTGTCGTCGGGAGCCAAGTTGGTTCCCATTGGTGTATGGAGTTTAGGCCAATACGCCTTTCCAGAAATTACTGGCATCTTTAGAGTCCTTTCAGTTTCAATAAGTTTCAATTAAGTCTTGACTAAAACGCACCGTAAACCAAGCAAAACAACGTGTCAAGAAAAAAATTCAATGTCGTTCAACTTTTTTATCGGCAGGTTATAGCAGTCTGCTTTTACAATATATCCGTTGTCACCATCCTCCTCTCCTTGTTTAAGGAACTTCGCTTCGTCAAAATACTTTTCCTTTTCTATCCACCCAAGCACCCAACACTTTTCAAAGTCATAAAACATTCTTACGAATGCGTAGTGAGAACACTTTTGTTTGGTGTTGTAAGCTGCAATAGAACATACGTAATGATCAAGTGGAACTGAAGAACATCCCTTTGTCTTTACATCAATAGTACTTGTAGGTGTAGTAATGTCATAGTCATAAGTGTTAGACATGTGACCGTCTTTAATAAAAGAAAGTACAGCATACTCACCAACAAATCCTATAAGGTTTCCCTTTCCTTTTGAAATAGAATTGTTAAGAACACCTAACGACTGTGCTTTAGAAGAAGCGTTGTCGATCCACTCTGCTTCTACAGACACGGGTGTTATCTTTGTATCGTTTTCTTTTTTAACCATAGATCTAAAAGCCTTTTCTTCTTCAACGGATGCAAATTTAGTAGTCATGTCAATGTGTCTCTGCCCAATTTAATCCAATCTTAGATTCACTGTCGAGAGGACAGCGTACATTCAAGCTCTCTTCCGTGTCTTTCATTGCCCGTTTTGAAAGGAGAGAGAAAGTATCTGCATCCTTTTTATGGACTTCAAACTGTACTTCATCGTGGATATTAGCTACAGGTTTGGCATCTAATCCTTTATCGTTTACGTACTTGGTTATGTGACAAAGCCATTCTTTACAAATGATTGCACCTGCTCCTTGAAGTAGTGTGTTAACAGTAGAGTGCTGACTTTTAATCCTTAGAAATCTGCCGTCAAGTCCTTTGACCATACCAGTTTCAACACCTTCGTCAATCACTTTCTCACGGAAAGAAGCAAGCTTGGGCATAGCTGTAAGAAACTTGTTAATTAATCTTGCCCCTGTAGCAGGACTCTTTCCTACTATAGAACCTATTTTGGCTCCGCTTGCCCCGTAAAGAAAGGCATAGATGAAAGTCTTGGCCTGATCTCTTGTTGCCAGACCAGCCATCTTTTGGTTAGCCGTGTGTACATCACCTTCCAGTATTTCTTTTGTGTAATTGGGATCGTTAATGTAGTGAGCCAAACAACGTAATTCTAACCCAGACGCATCAGCACCTACCAGACGGTAGTTGTCAATGTCCTCCACTGTCCAGCACTCACGACATTCCTTTCCGTATGGTGAATGAACTGCTGGTACTTGAGCCATGTTGGGAGAGTTGTGGCTCATACGATTCGTTACCGCACCTATCGTTATAACCTTTCCATGTACCCTGTCAGTGTCAGGGTTTATTGACTTAACCCAAGATGAAATCTGTGCTGACCGTTTCTGTAACAGCATGTATCGTAAGAGGTGTGCGGATTCTGCAATGTCACAGTCTGAAAGAGTAGCTTCATTTACTATAGGAAGACCTGTTTTCTCAGTAAACAGGGTAGGCTTCCACCCTCGCTTCATCAGTCTGTCTCCGATCTGTTGACGGCTCTGAGGATTAAACGGAATGATGTTGGTCTTTGTTTTAAGCTCTTTGTAAGTAGGCTCAAACACTTCAACCAAATGGTCTTCAAGTTCTCCGCTTTCTTCAGACAGAGTAGCAGCAAGAGTGTGAACTTTCTGTTGGTCTATAAAGAATCCATGTTTAGTTTGTAAATCAAGAAGCCGTCTTACTGTGTGTTCCAGATTCACTGAGTGCTTTGACCAACCGACCATCACCTTCTTCAAACAATGATAAACCTTTTCCGTAACATCTACATCACGTTCACAGTAACGGTGCATCTGTGGGGTGTAAGCTTTAAATGAATCGGGTTTAGGTAGCTTGGCAAGCTTCAGAATGTCTCCCCAATTATCTAAACTGTTTCCTCCTGCACGTATAGGATTGTGAAGTTGGGAAATGATAAGAGTATCCAGCACCTTGCGATAAGGAAAAGTAATACCCCACAACCTGTTGAGTACAGGAAGATCAAATGAAATACCGTTGTGCATAATAAGCTGGTCAGTGTCATCAAGGTAAGACTGAAGGATGTCCTTGTCCCACTCTCTAAAGGATGTTACCTGACCCGTGTCAATGTTCTTACACACAACCAAATGGATACAGGTTGCATCCAGTTCATCAGTTTCTATGTCAAGGATTAGCTTCATACTCTTCCTCTCGTAGCTCCGCATGATGTATACGGTGACAGTTGGAACACAAAAGAATACACTTGTCTAACTCTTTTTTTAATGTTGCCCACTTAATTCTTCCCATCCAATCAGCAACCTTTATATCTTTTTCGTCAGGATCAATATGATGAAAGTCAAATACATCAAGGCACTCAAAAGACCAACCACACTTTTGACACACTCCTCCTTTGTAGTTAACAGACTTTGATTTCTGTTCCGCTCGACGTTTACCCTGATACTGCTTACGATAGTCAGGATGGTTGGAAGGTTTGGTACGCCAATGTTCATTACCCATCGATGACCTGACTGAACATTTTGCTTTCGTCGTCTGGCTTTGTTGTTTCATCAGTCTCTTCTCCTTCTTCAGTTTCCATTTCAGACTTGTCTATTTCAGTCTGCCGTCCAGTTGTTCTGTCGTATCTTAAATAAGTTGCAGGGCCAGTGTCTCCACTGAACCTGTTCTTCAACACACGTATCAATGTTGTGTTACGTATATCAACATCTTCATTCTGGCTGTCGCGTTCCAATCCCAGTACCATATCTGATAGCTGGGCAATTCCCTGACTTCCGCGAAGATGACTCAACGATACACTGTGTCCTTCTTCATGCGCTCCGTTAGCTACCCGTTTAAGATGGGTAACAATACCAAGATGGATGTCCAGTTCCTGTACCAGCATACGAAGCTTGGTCATAATCTCATCTATGGCTTTACGTTCATCACCAAAGTCCTGAGATGAAACGATAATAGATATGTGATCAAGGAATATAAACTTACAGTCAAGTCCTTTAGCCATAAATCTTATACGAGACAGGAGTTGATCGATACCCCAAGAACCAAAGTGATCAAAGAGAAACACACGTCTGTCCATATTGATGGCATCGAAAGCGTCCTTGAACTCATCGTCGGTGTACTCACACGTCGGTAAGTGCATAGGTTTGTTAGCATGCATGCCCAACAGTGCAAGACCAGTACGTTTAACAGTCTCTTCAAGGAAGATCATACCAATGTTGTAACTGCTGTTCATCAGTATGTGGTAAGCAAGCTCCCGTACTGCTGTACTCTTACCAGCACCTGTCCCTGCCGCAAAGGTACAAAGCTCACCCAATCTCATACCGTATGTCAGATGTTGTAAGCCTGACCACGGGTAATTGACAGTTTCAATGTCGTCCTTTTCGGAAAGAGAATCCCACATATCTGCAAGACAGATGATACCTTCTGGAGTATATTGTTTCTTCTTTTCAAACCATTCAGTAACAAATGATTTAGGTTTACTCTGCATGAGATATTCACAAGGATCTTTCAATTCGGTAGTGAGAATATGGCACTTGCCCGGAGTAAACAGATCCGCTACTTCTTTAGCCGCTTTCTTACCAACCTTATCAGAGTCAAAGCAAATGACTACGTTATCAAACTGATCAAGAAACTGGAGTGATCTTTTACAATCCTTTAAAGCAGAGGCGGCACCGTTTCGGATGGACACAACAGGATAATTACCAAGCATCTGACGTACAGCAAGGGCATCCAGTTCTCCTTCACATACGGTGATCCAAGAAGTAGGCTTGGTGAAAAGCTGTTGACCAAACAAACCAGTTTGAGGCCAGCTTCCTGATGTCCGAAAGTTCTTACTTGCTACTTCACGTATCTTGTAAGCAACAAGGGAATCATTCTTATCATAGTAGGGATAGTAGTGGTGAGTGATGTCACCGTCTTCGTTGGTTCTGACTTTAACATTGTATGTTTTACACACGTCAGCATTAATTCCCCTGTCTTTAATAGCAGAAATAAAACCTTCAGTGGGTAGTTTCTCGAACTGTTCCAGTATTGCAGTGCGTACTGATTCAGCCATGCCTTTATCTCCTTTGTGAAATTTATAAGTTAAACAACTAAAGCACCAGCTAGAGCCGTCTTCGTAGATACCGTTAGCATCTGAAGAACCACATTCTTCACACGCTTCGTGCTTGATGAACTGTCCCATTATCAGGAGTCTTTAAAAGCTTCTTTGTATTCTTTATCAGACCACTTCAATCCGTGAGAAAGCTCTAACTCAGCCTGATCTTTTTCCTGTTCTTCAAACGAAGAAGCAATATTAGTATTGTTATAACAATTAACACACAATTCCACTAGCCTTTCAGTAATAATACGACTGTCATTACCACCGTGTACCTGTTGACGATACAGTTCTTCGTTCAAATGCCACACCAAACCTTTAACTTGTTTAGGTGTTAAGCTAATAATGTCTTCCACGAAATTCTCCTTTGTATCTAATAGTAACTAACAGTTTCAATGTTAATTACATTTTTGAAATTTAATTTTGACTCGACCTGATACTAAGCTCAAAAAAATTTAACGTCAAGAACTTTTTTGAAATTAATTTTTACGTGTTGCATAAATGTCACACAGCTTCAAATGCGTCGGTGCCTTATCCATTTCCTCTGTGTTTTTTTTATTCTTCTTCCTGTTATATATCTTCTTGGATGGAACTACCTTGTGTTTGAAGTGTGTCAATGTCTTGTGAAATGGATTCCTACGCTTCATCTTTCCCACCTGTAAAACAGATGATCACCAACACGTCCCAAGAATGTCTTACCCTTTGCCCACTCTGGTTTAACATCGATAGAGTGGTAGTGTGTAGCCCCACCTGTTATGTCGTTGTCTTGTTGATCCCACACGTGCCTGACAATTATCTCTGCCCACCTGTAAGCGTCGAGGTCATGGGGTCTGTCTGGTTTACCGTCACAGTACCAAGAGAACTGACATCGATCCCTTAAAGGCATGCCAGTTATCTTGGAGTGCTGACCCTCATATACAACGTCACATACTTTGTCTGGGTAGCGGTTATCCTTGACCCTGTTCAGTACGGTGTAGGTGACCGCCATCTGACCCTCAACAGGTTGGTTACGGGCTTCGTAGTACACGTTGAGGGCCATACAGATAAGGGCTGATTTAAGTAGTAACATCTATCAGTTCACCTGATATAACAGAGGATTCACCAAGACGCTTCATGTACTCCTTATCAGCATATTCTGCCCAACGTTTATAAGCGTTGTTTAACTCCTCCTGTCCCATCTTAACTGTATTCTGGAGTAGTCTAGCTTGCTCACCCAACTGCTCAATTGTTTCTGCCTGTTGCCGCACTAGCTCTTCAGATCGAAGCAGCTTATCTTCGAGTTGCTGTATACGAAAGTTACGATATGTATCAGCCTTGATACGTTCTACGTTATGTTCCTGCATTTTCAATGTTCTCCTTTAGAAATTTAGATATAGATCCGTGACCATCACGAACCATTCTCCAGTTAGCGTACAGTTGGGAACGGTTATCACTCAACCCGTATGTTTGGGCTTCGTTGTAGAACTGTTCCATTAGCATCGTGTTAATGTCGTTACTCACTAGTGTACCCTCCTGTATCTGGGTTGTGAAAGAATGTGGCAGATGATATCTTTGGGAGCATGGTGTATAGGATGACAATCGACTCCACTTCAAGATATCTCTTTTTATTCCGCTGATACTGCCACTTACCTACGTCAAATCCGATTGCCTCCGAACTCTAATCAGTTAATAAATGCAACTACAAAAACAAATACAATGAGACAGAAGTAGAACAAGGTAAACTTGTTCATACTATGCCGCTCTTTCACACAAGTGTGACCATGCGTTAGACTTCAACCACCTAGCAACCTGACGTTGATCACCGATACGAGTCACCCCTTCGTGATCGTGTTTAGTGGTGTTCAGTGTACGGTGTGAAGAGTCATAGGTTAACGCACTTATAACAGACCACAGATTCAAACCGCGATCATATGCTTCTCTCTTGAACTGCTCATTGAGTCGTTCAGACTGTTGCTTAGTAACACCCAACTCCTCAAAGAACTGCTCCACATACGGAAGGATAACCTTAGACTCTGCGTACCCCTGTATCAACTGGGCATCTGTTTCAAACCGTTGCAGACCTTCTGTCATACGGCCCAGAAAACCATCAAGTCTAAAGCCAGATGTACGTTTACCGACGTTAGCCTCGTAGTCTCCGCTAACAAGACCATTAGTACAGAATGAATCTATGCTACCGTACATGATCCGTGCCTTAGATGACCCGTCAAAACAGTTCCAAGCTATCACGCGAAACATTACAGACGAAGCAAGTTTATCTGTACGGATAACGTGGGTGATGGAAGGGAACTGATACTCACGGATGGTAGATTTACCCCCATAAGATACAGAGTCCTTGACAATGACATCCCCTAATTGATGGGGTTCAAAGAACTCTAACAACTGATCCTGTATACCGTGAAAGAAGTCAGTATTAGGGGTGTGGGTGTAAGTATCAAGGTGAACACCTAAACAAGTATCTGGTGTATCTAATCTACGGACACCCCAGTAATTACCAGCTTTATCACCTAACTTCATCTCTCCGAACATATCAATGTTTACGTCTGAAAAGTTCAGAGGTTCAAACGAAGTCTCGAAGAATACATCTGGATTCTCTGGGAATATATCAGATGGACTTAACGGGGTTACTAATGGAAAATTATCAAGCATAAATAGTTACTCCTTTGTGTTGCTTGAGTTAACATGGTTGTCCAGATGCTTCTCTAAACCATTCAGAAAAGAATTGATATCATCCAGACTCTCATTACTGATGTCATCGACACCAGCTACACTTTTGACAGTCTCCGCTATTGTATCGGGAATGTCAATGTGATTCTTGTAATCATACACTGTCTTATCCTTCGTTAGTTTTGTAATCTCTGCATGTACGTCTAGTGGTACAGACCTAAGAAGGGGATCAAAGAAGTGTTTCTGATACAGCATAAAATCTCGTAGGTTTAATGCCATTATAGTTGCTCCCATGTGCCGTCTGTTGCACTGATAAGTTTAAACTTGGACAGGTCTACACCGCGTGGGTGTTTAACAATATCCTCTGCGTGAGGAGTCTCATACAGCCACCGATACTCCACAAAGTCACTTGCTTTAGCACGTGTCTTGAAAAAGTACCCGTCGAAGTACCATAGATACCCCTTCCCGTTTTTAATCTTTGAGTACAGAAGCACGTAGTAATGATCTCGCATTGTATTTCTCCTTTCTTGTTTTTAGATATCTGTTTTTGTTTCTTACATCTCTGTTAAGATACCTCATACGCTGATTAAAACCCTTTCTACCTTCTCTGTATCCTACCGCCCTCCCCCTCCGTTGCTTGATATCTTCTAATAATAGTTCCGTTGCACTCATAGCCTCCCCCCCATGTGTCCGTTTTTCCAATCCGTTTTCTGCTTACAGTCTGAACAGACACGGTTGCCTATGTGTTGTGAAGTAAACTCCACCCGACACATGAGGCACTTACGTGTGGTTATGACGTGGGGTTTATCAGGTTGCGGTTTCTGGTTATTCCGATTGTACACCATTATTTGTCCTCCTTTGTTGAATATATGTTTTCAACAACCATAGCGTTCAAAGATTGTATGTTCTCAGCTAAACAGGTGACTACAATCCTTCCATCACCTGTAGTGATCATAAGTTTAGACAACCACTCTCCGTTACTCTGTCTGACAGGGTTGGACGTTTTAATCCCGATAACATCTATTGCGTTCAAGTAAATCATATCTCAATGCTCCTTATAGATTGTGTGTTTGTGTTCAGTGTCCCAACAGGCACGACACGGGCCACATGTGTTAGCGTGTAGTTCAGACGGGCAGTCGTGATCACCCGTAGTACTGACTGAACTACTACATAGGTTGCCACGTTCTTTGACGTTGTGGTTATCCACCTTTGCAGAGGATATACGAATACAGAGGTTATCTGGTACAGATGTTCGAGACAGAACATCCTTAACGATCTTGCGTTCTTGGGTAGGTAGCCAAAATTTGATGGTAGGTAGTTGACGTGCAATCCAGAAGATATCTTCGAGCATCTGAGCGTTGACCACATCACCACTGTCAACCCAACGAAAGTAGGGATCAAGTGGATTAATGCGGTGGCCGATAAGTTTAACCATTGCGTATTTCCACAACGGGTGAAAGATAGCAACAGCATGCTTTGTACGATTGACGTGAACGGAAGGATACGTGTAGTTGCCACGTTCATCCGCGTAGCAGTTGAAGCACGGTGTACCCTCTTTCTTGGCTAGCTTGGCCCCGAAATTACACCCGTATTGTGGGGGAATAGTCCACCCCTTTTCGTTACATACAGCAGGGACATAGGTGCCGCGATTCGCTGGCAAACCATACGAATATCCGGGCATCTTATGAACGTTGCCCAAGACACCAGCGATTTCTTCAGCTTGCTTCAATGTTTTGATTATCATGGGGAAACCTCCTCTTCGACTGCCATAATAACCGACAACGAATCAGGGTAGGTATCACACTTGTGGTCTAATTCATCACATATCCACCGCCAGATGTCCGGCTTCATGTCCGACTCGTTGAGAATAAACGATCTGAATTTAGGCATTGCACTTTCTCCTTTGTTGGTATCGAATTTGGATAGCCTACGATTTTAGGCGGCGACGGGTCAAGCAAAAAAATAACCAGAAACAAAATTAATTTTTTAGTGTTGCAAAAATGACACAATCCCCTGTACAGAATAGATATTAGGTGGGTGACCGATAGGATTCTATGTGCGGCAGACAGGTACAACAGGGGGAAAGGGGGGTGTAAGACACTTGTTACAGCCACGTAACACACAAACAGAATCTTACATAACACTGAACTGGTTTGGGACAAACTAGAACCAGTTTAGGTTCAGACAGGGGGGAACTGTCACATATATGTCACTGTCAAGCACTATCTGGGACAGAAGGGCCGACTGTTGCATAAATAGCACTGTCAAGCACTTTTTTTGGGGGCAAAATTGGGGGCGCGGAAACGATGGGGGGCGTCGGCTCAGACAGACAAACCAAAATCATCGGTGTCATCGGTGATATCGGTGCTATCGGTGAGTGTGGTACGGTAATGGGGTGGATATTTAGTGAAAAAAATATGTGGACAATGGTTCGAACTTCGATTAAAATGTTTTTATCGATTGCAATTAAGTGATCGTGTTTGATGGAAAGTGAATATTGTTATGAAAGCAACTTTGAATAAGGCTAAAGACGTATTAACTATTGAAATTCCTTTTGATAAAAAGGGATCTCTTTCAGGCAGCGGTAAATCTTTTACTCTTGCTTCGACCGGCGGTAATCAAGGTGTAAACTTTGAAGGCATTGGCAAGGTTATGATTGGAGTCAACGCTTACAAAAAAGCGAAAGCCGCGTAATTCACGCCCACCACCAAACTAGCCCCCCGGAAACGGGGGGTTTTTTTTGTCCTCCGTTCGGGCAGAAGAAAACGGGGAAGGTCGGCTCCAAAGAAAGAAAGAAAAAACTGTAGCACTATCGGTGTAATCGGTGTCATCGGTGAGTTATGTGCGTGACGGGTATGGGGGTGCATACATATTCTTCTTGACGTTTTACACGGAATAGATAGAATACCTACTTCAACAACACATAAGGAGAAAAGACATGGAAGACATTATTAAAAAGATCAACGACCACGCTCTCATCAATTACGGAAAAGATTGGGTTTTAATCTTACATAATAATGGTAAGATAGAAGCTTGGCGAGACTACGACTATATATGGGGTTCGCCTATTTATGAAGTGTTGGGATACTTTACTGGTAGCCACAAAGAAGCATTAAAAGAAGCTAAATTATTAGGGAGCGTTTAAACATGGCACATTTATTTTTAGTAGAGGACGTTGACGGCGATGTAGTAGACCAGATTGTTTTCTGTTCAGACTATTGTCACCGGGAGTACACCGCTAAAGAGAACTTAACATATGGTGGATGGTTTGGTTGTCAGGAGATTAGTTTTACTGAACCCTGCGCGGAGTGCGGCGATGGGTGCTGAGAACGCTGCTTTGTATGATACGGGTACGGACGAGGGAGACGCTCGTTACGCTCAGTATCAGGAAAATGCTAGATTAGCCCGTGAAGCTGCGAATAAGCTGGAAGATTAATTCCTCCCATGTCCAACTGGCCCCGGAGAAATCCGGGGTCTTTTTTATTGCGCGGAGTTCGGTCATAAAATTTCGGGAAGGTCGGCTCCAATATATATAATCGGTGATATCGGTGTAATCGGTGTGATCGGTGAGTTGTGTACGGATGCAAGAGGGACGTGCTTTATTTTCTTGTTGACCTTCGAGCAGAAGTGGAGCATTATAATTGCACAACAACACACAAGGAGAAGGACATGAAAACAATTATAGTAAAGGACTTCACGGGAAAAGACATAAGATTGTCAAAGAAACAGTTCTGTAGAAAATGGGTAAAGGCTCACGCTGAACCTCTCTGGAACCTCG